GACAAGTACGATATTGAGCCTGGTAATCTTAACGGACTCAAAGAGGCAATCGCAAAAGATGGCGAACTGCTAGAAGAAAGAGCAGAAAGAGAAGGCTTATCAGTTGAACAGTACAAGTACCAGAAGAAACTCGAGGCGGAAAACAGAAGGCTTGAAGCAGAGCAGAGAAAAAGAGCTGCCAAAGAGCAAGCAGACGCACTGTACGAACAGTGGGAATCAGAATCCGCTGAACTGAGAAATGTGTATCCACACTTTAATCTTAAGAAAGAGGCTAGTGAGAATCCTGAATTCATGAGCTACCTTGAATCTGGAATGAGTGTAAGGAAAGCATTTGAAGCAGCACATATACAGGAGCTAATCTCTGGAGCTATTCAGATGGCAACCAAGGAAACTAGGAAGAACACTATTGACACAGTAAGAGCAAGGGGGCTAAGACCACGTGAAAACGGTATGCAGTCCAAAGCTCCGCTAAAGGTCAAGAAGAACATTTCAAATCTCAGTAACGAAGATATGGATAGAATCAATAAGCGTGTAGCTAGAGGTGAAACCGTTACCTTCTAACTGAGTACTGAGTAAGGGGGAAACAATGAACGTTAGAGACTATTTCCTTTTCGGAAATCCAAACACAAATATCACTACAGATAGCAATCTGACGCCGGATATGAAGGAGTACTACGATAAGAATCTTATCAGACTCACAGGTCCGCAGCTAATTCACGACCAGTTTGCACAGAAGAGACCAATTCCAAAGAATGGCGGTAAGGTTATTAAATTCAGACAGTACAGGCCGTTTCCAAAGGCACTAACACCACTTACAGAGGGTGTAACACCGGACGGAAGAAAGCTCCAGATGACAGAGGTATCTGCAACAATCAAGCAGTACGGCGATTACGTAACTCTATCAGATATGCTGCTTCTCACAGCGCTAGATAACAACCTGCTAGAGTCACAGCAGCTGCTATCTGATCAGGCAGGAAGAACACTTGATACAGTTACAAGAGAGGTTATGCACTCAGGCACCAACGTACTTTACGCAGGCGGCAAGTCGGCAAGAGCGGCACTAACCAAGGATGACAAGCTAACAGTAGATACAGTCAAGAGAGCTGCTAGAATTCTTAAGAATGCTAACGCTCCAAAGATTGACAAGTACTACGTTGCTATCATCAATCCTGATACCTCGTACGACCTACAGTCTGATGAGGCATGGATCGATGCATCAAAGTATGCAGGTTCAACTCAGATCTTCGAGGGAGAGGTTGGAAAGATTGCAGGAGTAAGATTTATCGAGTCTACAGAGGCTAAAATCTTCAACGAGAAGAGCACATCCGGAGCTAGAATCTATGGAACACTATTCCTAGGTGCTAACGCATACGGAACTACCGAGATTGAAGGTGGCGGACTCGAGATGATTGTTAAACAGAAGGGTTCAGCAGGAACAGCAGACCCACTTAATCAGAGAGCAACTGCAGGATGGAAGGCTGCAAAGACCGCAGAACTCCTAGTCAGCCCTTACATCGTAAGATGTGAGCACTGCGTAACACTGGAATCTGATCCAAACTAATTCATAAAGCTAGCCTGTAATTCTGCAGGCTAGCAATATTGATATAAGGAGAAAGAATTATGGCAAAGAAATACGAAGAGCTAGAAGCTGTTGAAACTATGGCAGATGAAGAGGCTACTGAGGCGGTAGAAAATACTGCAGATGAAGGGGTTGCTGAAAATACTGCTTCGGTAAGCGATGATTACCTAGAAGAACTTGTCGAGATTATGCTGTTCAAAGATTCAGATAAATACTCTGATGATCTAGTAGTTACACTTAACGGCAAGAACTACCAGATTAAGAGAGGCGTCAAGGTTATGGTGCCGAGAAAAGTGCAGCTAGTAATTGAGGACTCTATGAAGCAGGCAGGGCTTGCCGCTGACTACGAAGAAGAGGCGCAGCAACAGTACAAGGAACTTGAGAATAGGCTATAAGGCAGCTATAACGCTGTGTAAAGCGAGGGCTGAGGCTCTCGCTTAATTTATTAAGGAGATAGTATGAAAAGAATCAGCGTAACGGTAGATATAAACAAAGTAAAGTCCATCATTGTTAATGGACTAGTACAGTTCGATGATGATGCAGCAATCGATATCAAGCTGCTTAATGGTAGTAGCTCGTTTGATTTCTCGGAGTATACCGCTGTAACAATCGAAATTATCCGTCCAGACGGAAAAGCCTTTGTTGATTGCATAGGAGACCACTTAACGGTTGAAGATGCAACGCAAGGATTTCTAACATATAAGCCGGTTCCAGAAGTCACAAAACTTGTGGGACTATACTTCGTTGATATATCCATATACACAAACGGTAAGAAGATGACTACATCAAGATTTACATACAACGTATCAGATGGAAACATAGATAATACCGAGATCGAGAAAGAAGAATATTACCCGGTACTTCTTGCACTTGTAAAAGAGGTATCGACGTATAAGGCTGCAGAAGAGGCAAGGGAGCGAGCAGAGAAGTTAAGAGCGAGCGAAACCGCAGGTATCATCGCGCAGGCGAATAAAATTCTAGAGAACATCCAGGAGAAACAAGGGTATCTAGATGACTTGTATAGCGCATTTGTGCAGATAGCCAACGAGATAACCGGTAGTAACTTTGATGTTACATCGCTTATAACAGCATCTAGCCTTGAAACCAGATTAAAAGGTATCTATCCAATCAAAAACGGTAAAGATGGAATTGAAGAAGGACAGCTAGGGTTCGACAAAACAAAAGGGCTGCTATACATAGGAGGTGCAGAAGTTAAGGTGTTAAACAAGCCGGAAGTTGCTATATCAGGAACTGAACCAGAAGATAAGAGCTTATTATGGCTAGACAACGTGAGCGGTAAGGTTAAATACTACGCTGGCAGTACATGGAGTGAGGCTAAATGCTTTGCAGTATATAAGTAGGTGATGACATGGCAACAACTCTATTTAATCAGTGGGTGATACATAGTGGACCTAGAATTAGACTTACCGCCACAACAGATTATTATCGCGACGGCGCGTATATGTATTACCGAATTAACACATATATCCACAACCTAGACTATAGCCAGTCGTGGTATGGGTGGTACCTAGATATGGCAGTGTACATAGACGGACAATATATGGGCACCACGAGGTTAAAACAGAATAAACCTATCAGATGGTCAGGTATTAGTAATTCGACACCGTATTATGCTGTTAAGCGTGTTTCTGGCAATGCCCATATCAAGATTGTATTAACATCAAACAAACCTAGATACGGACAGAGAGTGTGGGAAAGCGGCGGAGCGTTACCGGCACCGCCATTAAGCACTGCCGGATTATTAACACTAAAAGATATAACTGAATCCGGAATGATAGTTAATATAAGCGGACTACCTACAGGATATGAAAAAGAGCTCCGCTTTTGGCATAGGGCAAAAGCGGAGGCGTGGAACCATATTGGAAATAAAACTGTATCTAACAGCAGTAGAGATTGTAGCATGGCGTTTAATGACCTCATGTCAAATACTGACTACGAGATATCAGTAGAAGAATTCGTGGATGGCTACAAGATAACTTCGTTTGATTCAGTAATTACGTTACCTAGTGCAAAAGGAGAACTGACCACAACTACTACAGAAAGCGAATTGATAGCGGTTGAAGAGGTTAATTCAAACATTTTATACGCTAGAACGCTAGAGTGGTATATAAGGCCAGCAGGTGCAGGAAATTTTCAGTACATGGGAGAAGATGAATTACCTGCAGGTGTAAGCACAAAGGCGAGGAAGTTTGAAAAACTCACAACAGGCTGTAGATATGATGTTAGAACGCTCATTAAACGCAAGGATAACGTTTTAAAAGAGACTGTTATATCAGATTCGCTCAAACCTAGTAGCGCAGTTATAAAAGCCGAATCAGATACATACAGCAGCATACAGGTGAATGTATCTCATATGGTGAATACCGGATGGGAACGCACCATAAAAGCGAAGTATAAAGCTGCGTTTGAATCAGAATATAGAGAAGAGAGCGTGACAACAGGAAATGAAAGCGCACTTATAAACCTAAAGAACCTTAAAGCTTTTACTGATTATGAAGTCGTAGTTGAAATCTATAGAGATTCCCAGATTATAAAGTCTTGGACTGAAAGAGTTAAGACAAGGGAAATGGGGTTTGTTGCAATTCCTGTTATCAAAAGCATTGAATCCATTATCAGAACTAAAGATGCTGTTATCAATTGGCTTGTAAACGATGACAGAGACGAAATGAGCTATGACGTTGAATATAAGATTGGTGAAAGAGAGTGGATTAAGCTTATAACGACTAAGTATAAACCGAAGCTCACAATAACTTTACCTAGCGGTAATACTGAATATCTAATCAGGATAAAAGGTTATGCTACAGATTCAACAAAGATATCTTATTCTCTAGAAGTACCAGTATATACATATCATCGCTTCGAGTATGACAGCGTTGTTAATGCGCAAAACGAAATCGCTTTAACAAGTACTGAGGTAAATAGACTTATACGCTTTATCAATAAAAAAGTTGGTAGCAGCTTAACGTTTGTTGAAGAGGGCGAATCTATCACTTTAGAAAAGCATAATGAACTAAGAAGGTTGTTAGCTTTAAGCACGATTCCTAGCGGAGATATCAAAGCCGTAGACTGGATATCGCTCAAAAACAAGGTAAATGAGGGTTAAATATGAATACAGCAGAAGTAATTAAGACGGTTAACGATCGTTGTCCGAACACGTGTACTGACGAAGAAAAGATAGCGTATGTTAACGAGATTGAAAATATAGTTCAGAGAGAACTATTAAATCTCGAAGAAAAAGACATGAAGAGGCAGGTCACTAGCGACACGCAAACAGAAGAGCTGCTACTAGAAAAGCCATTTGATTTAATTTATGTGTACTATGTGGCAGCTATGACTTGCCAAGCAATGGAAGAGTGGGATTCATTCAACGCTTGGCTGAGTCTGTATAATAGCCGAGCGGTAGACGCACGTAACTATTACATCACAAAAAGCAACAGATACAAGAACTTAAGAATTAAGAACTTCTTTTAGGAGGCGCATATGCTACTCAAGGAAATACAGCCAAAGATAAATGGCAAGCAGTCGGTATTACAGTTCAAAGGATATAACGCAAATGCTGTAATAGATGACGGTGAGATGAGGGATATGTACAACTTGTCATCAGATAAGTACCCTGTACTCTCTCAAAGAGCGCCAAGAAATATTATAGATATGCCAGTGCAACATCCAAGAGATATCATCGTAAAAAACAATGTGCCATACATCATAGATAGATATGAGGTAGATGGAGAGATAAGAACATTTATCAAATACTCTAAAGGTGGCACGGATTACCAAAAGCGAATAAACAACATCATGCCTAAAACTATGGTGGCACATAATAATAAAATCTGCATATGGCCAGATAAGGTGTATCTAGATATTACAGATAACACCGTAAAGCACATGGACGCATCAGTAAAGGCTACGGCAACAATTAAGCCAGGCAGCATATATCTAGTTGGTGCAGATTTATCTGAATTCTCTGTTGGTGATGCTGTTGAGATATCCGGATGCAAAAAGCAACCAGGTAATAACACAGTGATCGTGATCAAGAATATAGAAGGTAGCACGATTACCACTTATGAGAATTCATTTAGAATGCCTAGTGATGATGTGACTAAAGAGTCATATGTTGAAGAGGAAGTAAAGCTCACACGAGAGATTCCAGATCTTGATTACGTTATGGAAAGCAATAATAGATTGTGGGGTTGTAGGAGCGAAGACAACACAATTTATGCTAGTAAGCTAGGAGATCCGCTTAATTGGAACTATTTCCAGTCGCTAGCAAACGATTCATACGCACTAGAGGTTGGTTCAGATGGTGAATTTACAGGATGCGCTGCATATCCTACGCACCTAATCTTCTTCAAAGAACATCATATGCATAAAGTGTTCGGAAGTATGCCAAGTCAATATCAGCTATACAGCACTGAGTGTTTCGGAATAAGAAAAGGCTCTGATAAATCGGCTGTAATCGTGAATGGTGTATTGTACTATCATTCATTAACAGGCGTAATGGCTTATGATGGCGGCACATATCCGGTAATGATATCCGAAGCGTTCGGAGATTATCAGTTCAAATCAGCTGTCGGCGGCAGCAATGGTAAGAAATATTATATTTCGATGCTAAATGAAAGCGAAAATAAGTACAATATCTTCACTTACGATATACTTCGCAGACTATGGCACAAGGAAGATGAAACAAAAGTAACAGCTTTTGCCAATGTGAATAACGAGCTTATATACATAGCAGACGGTAATATCTGGACTACTACAGGAAAACGTCCGGAAGATGATATTAAGTGGTTTGCTGTATTCGGACCATTTGATGAATTCGTAGAGAATATGAAGTCTTATAAGAAAATAAATATGAGACTAGATATGCAGCCAGGAGCACAGTTAAGGATAAGCACTCAGAACAGCAGTGGTGAGTGGGAACCTATATATGAGTGCGAAACGGAGCGAGGAAAAACGCTTAGCGTACCAATTATCCCTAACAGGCAAGCAAAGTTCTCTATAAAGATTGAAGGCGTGGGAAGGACAGATATTGAATCGCTTACAAGATACTATAGAGGTAGGAGTGATAGACCATGATAACTGTACCAAACAGAACAGATATGTCTGACGAAAGCCTTGCACTCAGGACGATAGATGAAAACTTGCGAAAACTTGCAGATGAAGTACTCATGGAAATCATGAACGTATCAAAAGAGCCAAGCAAGAAAAAAGAAATATCTGAAAACAAGGTAAATAAAGAAGCACCTAGAGTCCATATTGCTTATGCAAGTAGCGGAGATGGCGCAGTGGGGTTCAGCACCACGGATAGCACCGGAAGAACATATATAGGAATCTACACAGATTTTAAAGATATAGCTAGCGCAGATCCTAAAACGTATAAGTGGACGAAAGTCAAAGGCGATAATGGTGTAAGCGTAAGCTCGTATACTAGGTGGTATTATTTAGCAGTAGAAACTCCAGAGAAACCAGCACTTAAAGTTCCGCCTAGACCGTGGACTATAACAGAACCTAGCTACATAGAAGGGAGCCCAAACAATCTATACTATGTAGATCAGAGTATTTTCTCAGATGGAAGCTTTTACTACTCAGATGTTCAGGTGTCAAGCTCATATGCTGCAGCCAAAAATGCATTTATCAAGACTTTAGAAAATCATCAAAAGACATTAAAGCAACTTGAAGACTTAAGCAGACAGACGAAAAAAGAAATCGCAGATGCAGCGAACAGCATATCCAGAAAGATTAAGACAGAGTATTACTCGTCGGCCGATATGGACGATAAAATTGCTAATATCGAATCGCAAATAACACAAACAGATAACGCTGTAAATGTTAAGTTTAGCGAAGCTCTCAAAAACATAAACGATCTAAAATTTGATTCGGATAAAAAGTATAGCGAGATAGTAAGTACTATAAGGCTAGATAAGAACGGAATATCTATAGGCAAAAGCGGTAACAGAATATCCATGAATCTAGATAATGACAAGCTGAGGTTCATGCAAGAAGGAATAGAAGTTGCGTATATGAGCGATAACAAACTGTATATACAAAATGCGGAGGTGCTCAGCAGTATAAAGCTTGGCAAATTTGCGTTCATGCCGGATACCGAAACAGGCAGTTTATCATTTGGAAAGGTGGAAGATTAATGGCAAATACATGCATATATGAATTCATCCCGGTAGATAAAAAATACAGTTCCCTTGAAGAGGGATACGGATGCATTATACCGGGGTACTCAACGGTAACACCAGTGATTCGCGGCACGCTTACAGATAAAATGAAGCCTTACTATTTGTATGCGTCGACCTACGACGAAGAGGTAAGGCTGAAAACAGTTACTATTTGTGAAAACCAAAAAGTAAACGTGAACGAATTAAAGAGCCCAAATTCGTACTCAATAATCGAAAATGGAGATGAATTAAATTATAGATTCGAGCTCCCAGATGTACTAGTGCCGACTCACTATTTTTCGCCAGTATATCATGAATATGAACCGCTTATAGCATACATCAGCGCTGCAAACGAAAAGAATGCATTAAACGAAAGTGGTAAATGCATTACAAAATTGGCACTTTATGGCGAACCGAGAATCACAGTAGTTAAGAATCCTTACGAGTCAAACGCAGATGGAACGGCGAAAAAAGGCGGAAGCTATCGAACTGCACAGGTTCAAGTTGGATGGTTCCCTATAAACGTGAGTGGCGCGGCGAAGAAAGTAGATAAAATAACCTTAAGCGGAAAAATCAAAAGGTCGAATGAATCAGCTTACAAACCTACCAACATCACCACAAAACTAATCAAAACAGATACTGATGCATCTGGGTGGGTTACATCAACATATGATGTAACTGTGGCAGTTAATAAATCGTATACACATAGCTTCGCACTATATGCATCAGATGGACTAGGTGGTGATGGAGTTAGCCACATGTTTTTCCAATCCGCCTTTAAGTTGTTTGATTTTAGAGTAACCGGAAGAGGATTCGCGCTCGGCAAACCATCCGAAAGAGATGCGTTTGAGTGCGATTTAGACCTGGTTGTTACAAAAGGTGCAGAATTTAAAAGAGAAACAGTATTCAGAGGATCTGTTAGGGGACATAGAAACGGAGTAGTGATTACCAATATAGAAATTGGAAAGAACTCCGTGCTAATGGATTCAACTAGATTTCCCGGCGCAAGATATATATTTGAACTAGCACTACCTAGAGATATGGTGGGAGAGCAAGTAGATGAGAGATGGCTACCAGAGCTGTATCCTGAAAAGATTTGTTCAGAGATATACCCTATATGTGCACTAGAAACGAATACAGAGTCGGGACTATATGAGCAATCAGCTAATGATATCTACCTCAAGGTATACCTAACGAGCGAGCCTAAAGAAGATATCAGAATCAATTGTAAGTTTACAAAATCTATGAGCCTGGAGGCTCAGAACGCTGCAGGAGGTAATTAATGAGCGTAGGTTCAGTACATGGAATAACAACAGAAGTAAAAACTGTAACGAGAGATGTAGTTGTGGCCACAAATGGGGGAGTGGCAATGAGGTCTGTATCACAATCAGAATTAGGAATACCTTCGGATAGCAAAGTGATACTTGCACAAGTTCATCCAAAACACAGAGCAGGAGTAGACGATGTATGGACTGCAGTATTTTACGGGTATTCTTGGGATGATCAAAAAAGAAGTGTTGAAATTGCGGTAAATGGAAGATTAACAGGTTTACAGAAACAAGAATTTGAAGTAAATGTTTTATATTACTAGGAGGAATTTATGATAGGTATAGTACATGGGGGGGGGGTAGAACAAAAACCCAAGAACGCGTTACACTGGGCAGTGAGTGGACTGCGCCACATAATGGAACGCTTGTATGCGCTGGACGAGCACAAGCTGACTCGGCATATATTTTTATAAAAGACAAAAATATTAATGCATATATCGGAATGCACACTATAGAGCTCAACCAACACTATGGTACGATAACAGTACCTGTAGTAGCAGGGCATGTGTACGAAGTTAGACGAGGGTCCTGGCAAGTTCAAAGCGATTTATTCATATACGAATCGTAATTTTAATAATCGACTACCATGCTGTAGTAGGATGTACTGGAAACGTCATCAACTGTTAAGTTGGTGGCGTTTTCTGCATTATGAAGAGAGCGAAAACGCACAAGCAAAAGTGTAATATGTAATAAAAAAAGAAAACCAGGAGGAAGGCATGGCAAATAAAGACCCATTCAAAAGTGCGTATAGTGAACAGATTGCGGCACTCGTTCAAAAGGCGCAGGACAACACGGCTAATTTTAAATATGATCCTATGACAGATGTGTCATATCAGGCACTAGCTAAAGAATATGCAAGGCTTGGAGATAGAGCAAATGAAAACACTCTAGCCAATCAAGCAGCATTAACTGGTGGTAGGGCGAGCACTTATGCAGTAAGCGCAGCAGCACAGGCACAGAATCAGTACAATCAAGCCTTAACAGATAAGATACCAGAGCTTGAGCGCTTGGCATATGACAGATTTAACGCAGATAGAAACTACGGCTTAAATCTACTTGGAACTATGAAGTCACTAGATGACTCAGCATATAGTAGATTTACTGATCAGAGGAACTTTAATTATCAGCAGGGAAGAGACAATGTCGCTGATCAACACTGGGATAAAACATTTGATTACCAGAAGCTGCGAGACAGTGTTGCTGATTCACATTGGGATAAAAATTTTGATTACCAAAAACAAAGAGATAATGTATCAGACTCACACTGGGAAAGAAACTTTAATTATCAGCAGGGAAGAGACAGCGTGAGCGACTCACACTGGGAAAGAGAGTATCAGTTAAAAAAAGACTCAGCCTCTAGAGCAGGTCGGCGCTCTGGGGGCGGTAGACACAGCCGAAAAGGAAGAAGAGGAAGAGGTGGAAGTTATCAAGAGCAATCAACACAGGTTGTATCATATGTTCCTAGTGTTGCTGCTCAAATTGCCCAGAATGCAGCGAAAGGGATTTTAACAGGTAAGGCTAAAAAAGGTAAGTCGGTTAAATCTCAAACGTATAAAAAGGCTGCCAGAATGGGATACGCTCCTATAGCGTTTAGAAGAAATACACCTGCAGAGGCAAGAGCAGCTGCAAGAAAAGCAGTAAAGAGAATCATCTACGGAGATAATAAGCATTATGTAAGCAAAGATCCTGTAAGGCGTGCGAACGATATATTCAACAATACACAGATGGCAGGTATAAATAATAATTCGGATAGACGCGCGCTGTATGCTCTTAAAGGTTTAGTTGAATCTAAAAAATCTGACCTGCTTAACGCAGCGTGGACTGTTACCTCAACACCTACACTCGATCCTAAGAGTATGCACCAGGATCTACAGAGATACAGCGAACTAGGATATATCAAGAATGGAATGCTAGACGCCGACAAACTGTCAAAAGATGCTAGAGATGCATTTAGTGGATTTTATAAATACGTTGAGAAAACAAGACAAAAAGCTGAAGCGCTTAACTACATGGCGAAAGAGGCAGGTATTTATAAAACAGAACTGCAGTATGATACCAAAGCCGGCAAGTTCAAGAGAAAGCTATACTTAAAAGATAAAAACGGTAACGAACCAAGAGAGGGCGTAATTGAAAAGCCTAGCGCTGGTCAGAAATTCGCTATAGATATTGCACAAGGAACGCTAGGCTTCCTTGCTGATTTAGCTGTAGGCAAATTTACAGGCGTAGGAATACTGCCTGTAATGGGTGTTAACGCATTCGGACAAGGGGCAGGAGACGCGAGGGCTGCAGGCGCAGGTATATATTCCCAATGGGGCGCTGGATTAACAAACGCAGGAATCAATGTTGGAACTGAAAAAATGTGGAGTACATCAAATATCATGAGAAACTCTACAGGTAGAGGACTATTAGATAATGGTGCTGAAAAGTTTGCTAACAAAATGGCTGCTAGATTCGCAAAGGGAACTGCGGCAGATGAGATAAGATACAAAGCAATTAAGCTTGGTCTAGCTGCATCAACCGAAGGTGTAGAAGAATTTATGAATGCAATTCTCCAGCCAATATCTGATAGATTTTACGACCCAGATGCGTTTAAGAAAATAGCAGAGAATCCTACAGGCTACCTTGCGGATGCTGTTTATCAGGGCATAGTAGGTACAGCAATAGGCGGTATTGTTGGGGGTCCTAGCGGAGTAAATATGAATATTGAACTGTCTGCAGAAGATAAAGAAAAAATACTGCAGGCAGGTCTTGCTATGTCTGAAAAGAGCAGCGCAAACAACTTTGCTAGGTCGATTGATAAAAATAGACTTAAGGGCGGTAAAGTACTAAATAATGCTATCCTAGATTTAAAACATAAAATTGAATCCGGAAGAGAACTAACAGAGCATGATCAGATGCTTTTAAGCGCAGCAAAGAAATCGCGCATAAGAGGCGCAGAGAATGTATCCGGTAGTTTTATTATCAGATCCGAAGAAGGACTAAACACTGAATATGATAGAGAAAAGGCGTCCGTACTTTTAACTCAAAAAGTTGCGAACAGAGAAAAAGAAGTTAGGAAGTACTTACAGGATGCAGATACTCCTAAAAAGACTATTGATGAACTGTCATTCCCAGTAGCCAGGATATTAGAGGGAACAGGCAGCAGTGCAGATGTAGAAAATGTACTATTCACAGTAGATAACAATCCAGCTCTTGAACTAATTCAGAACGAAACAACGCAGGATTTAAACGTAGGAATGCTGCCTAGAATGAACAATGGAATGATAATGGGCGGTGCCAGAGAAACGCAGAGCTTCAAGAAAGAGCTAAACTCTTTTATGGAAGCAAGATACGAGAGCAACGTTGAAGAAATATTGCCGAAAGCAAAGGACGCAGCAAAAAAAGAAATGCTGGCATCTATTGGCATGAAAACAAATCCAGAAATAGAAAAGCTGTTCGATGAAGGCGCAAAGAATGTGAAGGAAGGCGAAGAGTTTATAAACTATGCACACGCATTTAATTACTTCTACGATTCTGGAAGAAGAGGATTAGACTACAAGAATCTTGACAAGGCTATATTCCAAAGTGAGCTAGTACCTGCAGATATCCGTAAAAAGATATACGAGATAGGAAAAGCTGAGAGAGAAGATAATAACATCATTACAAACAAGTCAAAGCTACCGATAGGATTTAAAGCCGGAAGAGTAACACTTGGTGAGAACGTGAGCATGAGCAACTCAATGACTAACGCATACAGAACACTCGCTAAGTCTTTTGGTGTTGAAATATCTCTTGAAGAGAATATCAAAGACTCAGAAGGTAACGAAGTAAACGGCTATTACAAGAATGGAACTATCCACATTTCCATGAAATCAGATAGCCCTGTTGTTAATGTTCTAAAACATGAGGTAACACACCATATCCAGGTTAATTCACCTAGGCAGTATGCAGCATTTAAAAAGTATGTGCTTGATGAATTCTATAACTCAAATCTTGCTGAGTATGAAAATAAACTCAACAAGTATATGAATGACTACAAGGACATATCACGTGCCGAAGCAGAAGATGAATTGCTAGCGGATGCTACAGATGTTTTTTGGAAGGGCGATGCTGATGCAGAAGCAGCAGTTAAAACACTTGTAGAAAAAAATAGAAGCCTTGGAGAAACAATCCTCAAGGCTATTAAGTCTACAGTAGATAAGCTAAACACATTAAGCAAGAATGTTATAAACGCATTAAAAGGGGAATACCGCGGTAAGTGGCTTGAAGAACTAGGAATCCTTGAAAAAGCACAAGAGATGTGGACTAATGCTTTGATGAATCCTGAAATAGATAAATTTGAAGAGGCTGTTAATAATAATGATGAAATCAAATTCATGTATAAAGGTAAGGATTCAGAGGGTAGAGATGTTTTCTCAATTTCTAGCAAAACGAAAAAGCTCACAAAAAAAGAAAAGCGAACAGAATTAACGGAGAGATTTAAAAACGGAGAAGTATTAACTGTTGAATTCGATAACGGCAAAGGTAGAAAGTATACAGCTAAGCCACATGAGGATTTTGCAGGAAAGAATTTTTACGGTGACAAACAAACAAAATCGATTAATGCATTTAATAAAAAGGTGAATCTATTCTATGAAGGGGATTTATCGAAACTGTTACAGAATTCGGAATACATAAGACCTGGAGATGAAAAGAAGGAACATAAAAATGTAATCAAATGGGAGTACTACAAAAAAGAAATTGTAATAGGAGAAACGCCGTATAAATTATTGATTAATGTGCAAAACCGAACTGATGGGGATTTTATTTACAACATTAAATTCGAAAAAATAAAAAAAGACCAACATTGGCAAGCTATCAATGAAGATAGTAAAAATAACGCCCATGTTGGTATTGATAGTGTAAATCTATCACAAAACAACGAAGAGGTCAAGGAAAAATACCAGAGAAAAAATAGTATCTTCGATATCCCTAACAATCAGCAAGCTGATTCTAACACTATCAGGCAGCTTAACAAGAAAATCGATGCACTGATTCTAAATCAGACTAAAACAAAGGGAACCATACCTAAAAGGTCATCTGTTGTTAGTTACCTAAAAGAACTAATAACAGAGGTCGGTTCAGATGTAAAAGCAGAAGATTTACGTATTGATTATCACAATCTTTATAAAGCAGCTAAATCAGGTGATGATGCAACGAAAGAGAGGTTATTAAACGAAATAACAAGAGAAATTGTTAAAAATACCTATGAGACTAATCGCGTATCTCCAGAAATAAGGGATATACAGAGATATCTCAAAAATATGACTATCTCTATCGATGAAGATTTAGAAACAGAAATCAAGAATAGATACGGCACATTTGGAAAGTTTAAAGATTATATCGATGGTGCTTTCAAAATAAAACTTAATAAGAACATCGATAGAATGGAATATGCCGTTCCTGTTGATGACATGCTGTCTGAAATGAGCGAGCTGTTCGGAGATACTATCAAGGTTGACGGACGAAGTCTAGACGATGTTACAGACTTTGTTACAGCTCTAGCTACAATTGCTGAGTATGCATCGGTAAAAGATAATAAAGTTTATCTTTTTGATGGCGGTGCAAACCTAACTCAGTACACCGAAAAAGAAATTGCTGAATACGAAGATGAGCTAATAAAGGATGTTAAAGCCAATCTAGAAGCTAGCCTTGGCGAGATTAAGCCTATCGTTACTTATGCAGATAAGCAAGAGGCAAGAATTAGTAAGCTAAAAGCTAGCATGAAAAGAAGTGCTATGGATAAGCCAGAGCAAGCAAAGTCAAAGAAGCTTATAAACAAGCTGATTAATGACACAGGCTCAAAGTTGCCGGCAGAAGATGCTACGAGAATCTATGAAGAGGTTTGGTCGGCCGTGCACCAGGCAACACCGAACGCTAGTGCAGCATATTCTGCAGCTGCGAGGTTATCAAATGCACTCCTTAACTCGAACGAGAATAATATAAAGGAAAACCTTCAAACAAAGAAGCAAGTAATAGATCTACTCAGTGTAGGTAAAATTTATATTTCTCCAGAATTGGCAAAGAAACTAAATTACCAGGAGTTAAAGGCTAGATACGGCCATGCGTTAAGATTTACAACAGATATCAATAGCGAGCATACAATGCCTGCTGAACTGGTATATGACTTCTTCCAAAATAAACTAGGTGAGAAATACCCTGAACTATTCGCATCAGATGCATCAGATGCAGAAGAGGCTGTAAAGAACCTGTGTAACGCTGTAGATATGGTTGAAACATCTGCAGAGACAGACGGTCTAATTAATGGTGAATATAAAAACGTTGCTAGTGATATCACGGAATTAATACTAGATAGCGCAATTTCTATGAAGCCAGAAATGACCTATGCAGATAAACAGCAGGAGAAACTTAAAGCTGCTGTAAAGGAAGCAAGAAACAAAATAAAAGAAAGGGAGACTATAAAGAGGCAGAAAGCAGAAAAGAAACATGAAGAGGAAATAGCAGAAAAAGACAAGGCTATAGAAGAACTCGAAAGCGCTATCAAAGAAGAAAGAGAGTCAGTAAACGAGCTAAAGCGAGATTTAAGAAAAGAGCGCAGCGAACTGAATAGAAAGAGCAAGGCGATTAATAGCATTAAGTGGTACTCTAACAAATTATCAAACAAGCTGTTAAAACCTACCAATACGCAGTTCATGCCGGAAGAGTTTAGGAAATCTATCGCAAAGGTTCTATCTGAGATGGATTTTTCTACAGATCGTGGCGACGCGTTCTATGAAACGCACGGATATAACAAGACCTATGAAAACTTCATGGAGTTAAAAAACGAATATCGCAAGGTGCTTGAAGAAAAGAACGACGGTGATAGTACGTTTAGTTTTGTTGAGGACGAAGATTTTATGAATCAAATTGATTCAGTTCTTGAGGCTTTAAAAGAATCAAGGCTTGTCGATATGGACGCCGATACAATCGAAAGCGTTAGGGATGTAATTAGAGGTTTAGACGGAATTATAAATAAGCATAACGATATGCTTAAGTATGACCAGTACAAAACAATCAGCGATACAGGAAATGCGGTAATTAGTGAACTCAGCAAAAAAGCAGAAAAGAATCGCTATGCGGGCGGAGCTAGTGCTGTATCCAAGTTTATATTCTCGAGAAATATTAATCCGGCAGATAGATTTGCTGTACTGGGTGGCACGCTCAACAAACTGTTTAAAGAGATAACAATCGGCTTTGATGATCACGCAATGAATGTTAAAGGCGCTCAAAATGAATTTCAGAGAATTCAAGAGGCTGTAGGCGAAGATACATTTAATAATATCTGGGAGGATTCAAAAGTAGAATCCTTCAAGCTGGAATCTGGCAAAACCTTAAACCTAACTCATGGGCAGATGGTAACACTATTCCTTCTCAGCGAAAGAAATCAGGCGCTAGAACACATTCTTACTGGTGGTATTCAGACTGCAGAAGTTAAACCGAAGAAACTCGGCAAAAACACTGTACTTAGAAAAAGCTCCGTGCAGAGGGAAAAGATAACACGTAGTGATATTATAAACATCGTTAAGAGCTTATCTCCGGAAGAAATAAAGTGTGCAAAGATGATTCAGCATTACCTTAATACAACAGTCTCCGACTGGGGAAATGAAGTGTCCATGAAAGTATGGGGATACAACAAGTTTACAGAAGAAAAGTATTTCCCTATCAAGATTGCAAGAGAAACTGTAGATGCCAATGTTGAAGAGGCGGCGGTAACTAAAATTATCAATCCAGGATTTGCAAAGAAAACAAAACCATCAGCAAAGAATGCGGTTGTGCTAGATAACGTATTAAGTGTCGCATCAAATCATATAAGCGCTATGAGTGCGTATCAGGCACTATCTATGCCACTACAAGACCTAGAAAATGTATGGAACTATAGAGGATACGGAGAAGATGGCGTAATTAAAGGCTCTGTTAGAGAGGCAATCGAACGTGCATATGGTAGAGAGGCTAACGAATACATAGAGAAATTCTTGAAGGATGTAAACGGCAATATCGCAAAAAGCGAGATGCCTATCACAACCAAGATTATAGGAACAGCAAAGCGTGCTGCAATTGCAGCCAACGGAAGAGTAGCTATGCAGCAGCCTATGTCAATCGTTAGAGCGTCCGCCGTGATAAATCCAAAATATCTAGCTAGGAGCAAGTATTCGCGTGATGCGGTAAAAGAGATGCAGCAACACTCAGGTGTCGCTGTGTGGAAAGATCTAGGCTACTATTCAACAGACGTAGGACCAAGTCTTACCAATGCTATGATTAACAAGGAAAATAAACTAGAGAAAGTAACACTTGATATGTACGGTTTCCTTGATAATATGACATGGGGTAAAATCTGGGGTGCTTGTAAGCTCAAAGTTGAAGACACAATGAACATCCATGAAGGAGACGAAGGATACTGGCAAGCAGTAAATGAACAGTTTAGAGAAGTTGTGTATAGAACTCAGGTATTCGACTCTGTACTATCAAGATCTGAATTAATGAGGCAAAAGGATGTAGGATCATCAGTATTAACAGCATTCTTATCAGAACCAACTAAAACGCTGTCGCTGTTCATTACTAATCAGCAAATTGCAAAGCAAACGTATGATGAGGGCAATGTAGCAGAAGCTAGAAAGCTAGTTGCAAAACAGTTCGGTTGGTTCATATCGTCAGCGGCAGCAATGGCGGTTATGAAATCTTTTTATGATGCTGCAATAAGACACATAGCGGACGATGATAAAAAGGACAAGAATTTTGTTGAGCGATTCCTCGATGCGCTTCTAGGAGAGAACAAGCTCCATACAGACGGAAATCTATTTGGGGAACTAAATCCTATAGCTATGCTACCTGTAGGAAAGGATATCCAGTCGGCACTACAAGGATATACACCATCAAGACTAGATATGTCTCTATTTGTAAAAATTAGCGACGCATACAAGGCGTGTGTAGATCCTAAGAATAGTTTAGTTACAAAGCTTGAAAAGGTTGCTAATGCAGCAGGCGTATTCTTTGGACTTCCTGTAGATGTAGTTTATAGGGATTTAAAGGGCTCATTTGCATATATAGCATCAATACACGATTTTTTCACCGGCGCAAATACAAAACAAGATTTGCTGATGGACTTCGCGAAAATCGAGAAAACATACAAGGGCAATAAAGGTTACTTTAAAAGCGTTGCGACCGACTCCGAAAAGTACGATAGCGAAACGAGAGAAAAGGCAGCTAAATACATTCTTGAAAACGATAAAGAATACACAAGAGAGAAAATTGATAAAGAAACGATTAATCGCATTAAGAGAAACCATAATGATGAAATGGATAACTTTATCAAGAAAGGCAAGAATGAAGAGGCTGAAAAACTTGCAAAGAGTCTTGCAGCGAGAAATAGCATGTTGGATGCAGAGGAGTATTTGCAGCAGCGTATTAATAAGGTGAAGACTGATCAATTGAAGAAGATTGAAAATGCCCTCATGAAAGGTAACGTTGAAGAGGCTGAAAAGTTTGCAAACAAATTTAACAAGATGAATATCAATGTTCAAGGCGAGCAGTACACCTCTGATGTGGCTATGGAAAAATCAAAAGAATGGATACGAAAGGAATATCTCAAAGGGGTTATTGATGGTTTAAAAGCTCAAAATAACTTAAAGGTTGAAAAACAACTCGCAAAGATAGAACGCATAGACCCAACAAATACTGATTTTCAGCGTGAAGAGGTGCTATATAGTGCAAAACAAAGCATGAGATATAGCTACTATCCATATATCAACAAAGCACTTGCTCGCGGAGATGTTGAAACAGCAAGAGTATATGCGCAGAAAATAGAAGCTCTCTATCCAGGAGACCGCAAGTATACCGCAGATGCTGTCATTAAGAGGAGCTATAAATACGCTACAAGAAACAAAAGAAAGAAGAAAAGAAGGTAGATTTTGAGGCTGTCGAAATGGCAGCCTCATTTCTTTTAAAATTAATACAGCAGAATTTATAGAAAGTGTAGGAGGCACATATGGATAAAAACAAAAGAACTAAGCTAAGAGATGGTATTGCAATGATCATCACAGGTGTAATCGCTGTACTAATGGTATTTGGGGTTAATGTCCCGGTAATTAGCGACACAGTGATAGGTAAGGTAGCATATGTAATTGCGTTTGCGATATCTTATGCGGTGAACCATTACTTCAATCACAATTACAGTGAAGAGGCAAAGCAATCACAAGAGTTGCTGGATTACTTAAAGGAAGCTAAAAAAATAAACGAATACGTACAACACGTTGATAACTTTGCAAATAAACAGCCTACTTTAGAGGCAAATACAAATGAAGAGGTTAGCAACGTGGAAAAGACAAACGAAGATAACGAGGATGAAGAGGAAAGCGAGGCAAAAGGTTAATGGCAACTAGGCAGCAGTTCGTACAGACGGCAGTTAGTTACCTCGGAGCGGTTAGAGGTTCGGCTAAACACCGCCGCCTTATAGACATTTTTAACCAGCACAAACCAGATGGCTGGCCAATGAACTATGTTGCACCGTGGTGTGCTGCATCTGTATCCGCTTGGGCGTACGAGTTGGGAATTGGAAATCTAATCCCAGTCAGCGCAAATTGCGGAACAATGATTTCTAAAGCCAAACAGATGGGCATATGGATTGAAAGCGATTCATACACTCCGAGTCCTGGAGATTTAATCCTATATGATTGGCAGGATTCCGGATATGGTGACAATGTGGGTGGACCAGACCATGTAGGCGTGGTCGTATCTGTTGGCGGCGGAATGATTACCGTCATTGAGGGGAACAAAGGCGTATCGTCCGTTGTGGGATATAGAAGTGTGCCTATCAACGGTAGATATATAAGAGGATTTGTGAGACCAAACTTTGACGGCGTGAGCACGGCACCGCCAAGTTCTAGTTCAGGTAATTACGGATTATACAAGGTCAATTCGTCCACAGGCCTTAACGTTAGAAAAGGACCTGGAACAAACTATACAAGGATAACTACATTATCGAATGGCACGCCACTTCGAATTGTAGAAATGAGCGGCAACTGGGGTAGATCCGTGGGAGCCGGTGGATGGGTTTGTATGGATTATCTCACGAAATCAGGAGCAACACCAACACCTACATACACGCCTAGTAGCACAAGCACATACGCTGCAGGTAAAACGTACCAATTGATTTCTGATATGCGCGTAAGAACTGGACCAGGAACAGAATATAGGCAGCGTGCATATTCTGAACTGACCGCAGATGGCAAGAGGCACGCACTCGCTGGAAGCCTAGCTTGCTTGCGTGCAGGCACTCAGGTAACCTGTTTAGAAATGCGGGGAGATTGGATGCGCATTCCGTCCGGATGGATTTGCGCTCGACAGGGAAGCAAGGTGTATATCAAATGATGATAACAGCCTGCAACTCTGCAATGAGTACTATTATTAACTTGATTATCGGAGCCATTGTCGGCATGTTGGGAGGGTACATAAGGTATTTGATAAAAAAGCAAAAAGAGGAAAATGTTATTAACGAGTGCCTTGTAAAAGGTGTGATGTGGCTTCTCCACGATATACTCGAACCTGTATGTGATGAAGTTATAAATCGTGGCTTTGCGTATTTGGATGAATACGAGAATTTAAAATCGCAATTTGAAATATACGAAGGTTTAGGCGGAAAAAACGGAATCAAACAAAGAATGACAATCATAGAAATGCTACCGAAAAAACCAAGGGGATGTGAATTAGAACGTATTTGATAAAATATGTTGCAACAATCAACATAAGTGTTGAAAAATACATGATTCAGAATTAACTCGTAATGAAGTGGTTGCGAGTTCGATTCTCGCCAGCAGCTCCAAAAGCAAAAGCCTTGTAAATGCTGTAATTTCAAGCATGTATAAGGCTTTTTTATTTAAGTAAAAGGCAATAAATAATATGGCTAATGGTCTAAATTGGCACGAATTGGCGTATGAAGTGTTGCACCCAATGTTGCACCTTACACTCTGCCGTAGTTGAAACAAGAAAAAATATAATATATAATCACCATCGAACGTACATAGATGACCTTTGGGCTCTATGTCTAATTTAGGACTGGGCAGTGTGATGCCCTACCCACATATACCCATGAATATGTGGTTCTGCGCCGCCTAAAAGCTAGCATATACGGCGGTAGCAAGATAATAACGGTGGCCAGGGGCGAGAAATTACCCACAGCACACCTTTATTATATAGCGTTTATAGTAGTAGTCGCTGCACTGATCAGCAGGCGGAAGAGGCTATAAACTTAATAGCACCTAGCAATAAGACGCTCGCGGAATGCCAGCGCTGTAAGTCTAGGAAAGGCCAGAGAGAACCGTACCGATTACGGTTGAGAGATGCTTCCGCTATGGTGGCATCTTTTACTTTATAAAAGCAACTATTGAAATAATCAATAGCAAGAAATTTAAAATTGATGATATAATTAACTGATAAAAAAGGAAGGAGGCATGTAATATGTTAAAAGCTATAGATGTTGCTAATTTCTTTATTTATCTATTAAGCGATAAAGAAGATGAAGAAAATGATTTAACAAATATGAAGCTTAATAAGCTTACATATTATGCACAAGGCCAGTTCCTAAAAACAAACGGAAAACCTTTATTCTCAGAAGGTATAGAGGCATGGATACACGGTCCAGTAGTCCCTTCGGTTTATTGCGAATTTAAAGAAAACAAAAATAATCCTATAAAAGACTTTAGCGGTGATTTTGATATATCTAAATACACTGACGAAGAAAAAGAAGTAATGCTCGATGTAGCTCTTGATAAAGGCAGGTACAGTGCAACCACGTTAAGAAACATGACGCACAAACTAGGGGGACCATGGGCACAATGCTATAACGGAAATCTACACGTAGCCATACCGAACGAACTAATAAAGGAGTATTTCTGCAAGCATGATGTTTTAGAACACTTAGAGTTAGATTTATCGGATTGCGAGGTAATCGGGCATAGAAATGATGATGGATATCTAGTTCTGCCTAAAGAATATGACTGTTAAAAAATGGGAAATTCACTGGGCACACGTTGTGTTTGAAGATTCTGACGAGGTAAAGCGAAGACCGGTACTGATTATAGACGAGTCAAATGCGGTTATTATTAGTCTTAAAATGACAGGAACTGATAGAGGAGACAATGTGCGCGAATATCGTATTGAAAAGTGGCAGGAAGCCGGGCTTTCCAAGCCAACGTCTGTTAGGCTAGATAAAATCCTGCACTTACAAAAAACTGACCTTGACGGGAAAATCGGAAGGCTTCAAGAAATAGACATAATTAAAATCAGATTCAGAATGAGTAAAAGATAATAAACGCACGGATTTATCCGTGCGTTTTACTTTGCGTTTATCATATCCCAAGATCCAGTAAGTAAATCATCTAGCATATCCGGAAGCGGTACATATCTATCGGCCGCTGCGCTCTTAGTTCCTCGCACGTGAATATATTTACGCTCATTGCTAACAACTATATCTTCGTACTTTATCTTTGCTGCCTCGGAAGGGCGGCAGCCACATAGGTAAATAAGCATAAAATATATAGCGTACTGATGCCTTAAAGCACATTTAACAAATACCTCTTGCTCCTCGGCGGTTAGAGAGCGTCTTTTATTCAAGGTACCAGTAGGTTTAGATATATCCGCAGCCGGATTTGAATTAATTAAACCATTATCCACAGCTTTTCTAAATATGAAATTAAGTTTCTGATACACTTGCCCTATGGTGTACTTACTCATACCCTCATACTTATTAATAAGAGATTGGCACATTATAGGGCGTACATCCTTAAGCTTATAATGACCAATCTCACTAACTATATATTTCTCTGTAAAATCTAAATACCTATCGCGAGCGTCTTCACTAGAACTAGTCTTGTAAGTCTCAACGCATTTCCTAGCCCAGTCTCCAAGTGTCATATTAGAATTAATAATCACATGGTTAGCTTTTAGATCCTCGAGCCTTTTCTGATATTTCATTCCGAGCTCTAGTTCAGAGTTTGCCCGGATGTAATATCGTTTGCCATCATATGTAAATGTCTTTGTAAATTTATATCTTTTCATCAAGCCCTCGCAGCATAGATATTAATTAAAATCGATCCAATAGGAAAGCTGGCTAGCCCAGCTACAGTCATATAATACTGATAATCGAAGCCTATATAATATCCTGCGATCCAAACAACCGCACATACAATCATTGGAACGAAAATTGCAAATGCACCTTTAGACGTTAAAAACCCTGCAGTTAAAAAAGCGAATCCAAGGTAATTAAATGAGACAAGATAATAGTCTCTACAAAGAATAGCGAGAAACATAAACGCTATAGGCAATACATAATCAAATAACGCATATCTAATTTTCTCTGATGTACTACACATGTTAATACCACCTTTCAAATCACGAGTATAAAAAAATAATATATCCATTGAAATTCAAACATTTAGACAATGAATCGTAATGCCAAATTGATAAAATCACGAGCAAATCACGAGTAAATTGTAAGTAACGACCAATATTATTACCTAGCGTGATAAGTTCCTATACACTCTCCAACTATATAAATATCATCTGCATCTACAAGAGTAGGAGCATAATCTGAATTACAAGGTTGAAGCATTACTTTATCGTCCATCTTATATAATTTTTTAAGTGATGCAGATTCCTCTGCTCCCCAGCATACAGCGTAAATATCTCCATCAGAATAATCAAAGGACTTACGAATGAATGCAAAATCACCATCATAGATACCAGCATCAATCATAGAGTCACCTTTAACTTTAAGGCAGTAATCGGCTTTTATAGTATGATCCACATAGAAGTGACCTTGAAAGTTTTCTTCGCAGTGAATACCACTGCCGGCACAAATAGTTCCCAGGATAGGAACTGCGTACGCAGCAGGAGTAATGATGTTAGATGGAAGAGGGCGATCTGACTGAACAGATTCTTTGTTGTGCTCCTCTATAAGATCAGATTTTTTTATATTGAAATAATTAGCCATCAATTCAATTTTATCTATTCTTGGATAAGTATTTGCCTTTATCCAATCTGTAAAGGTGGTGTATTTTATTCCGAGATCCTGGCAAATATCATTTCTAGTTTTGTTGTACAAATCCATATAGTACTGAATGTTTTTTGCCATTATTTTTTTGTTGCCTAATTGTGTGCTCATTATCCACCTCCATTTGATATGAAAATAATACGCTAATCTCGTAAAAAACACAATAAAATTTTGAAAAAATTGCGAAAAAACCGTTGACAAGGCGGCTTAACCGTAATATACTCCAATTATCAAATGAAGAAGAAGCGAGGTGAGCAAGTTGAAAAATGATAAACTGACGCTTAAATCAGTTAGAGTTTTAAGAGGATACACACAGGTTGAGGCGGCTAAATTGATTGGAATTAGCCCAGACACCCTGTCAAATTATGAATGTGGGAAGAGTTATCCAGATATCCCTATTCTCAAAAAGATTGAAGAGGTATATCAGATAAGTTACAACGATATTATTTTTTTAGTTTAAAATTACGGTTAACCGTATAAGAAGAGCGAGAGCTGAAGAGGTTTAAGAAAGGAAAGCGAAATGGAATCACCAATTATCAGATTAAGAGCCACAGAAAAAATACTAGAAGAAACTCGAAACGAACTAGCTCGCACAAGAGAAGAACTGCGCAATTTCTCTTGTACACACACCCTTTGATAGTCGAGCCTTTGGCCAAACTGAGGATTAAAGGCTAATAAGAGATTATATATTAAACAACTCAAAAAAATAGGAGAAAAAACATAATGGATACAAACACCACAAGACAAATTATCTGTACAGCAATAAGAGACACCCTACACGCAATGAATACATGCAAGGACCTCGATATGATAATCGTTACACCAGATAAGGACGAAGTCCTACTGTCATACGGAGATAAGGCACTACGCGTAGATATCCAGGATATCCCGGAAGAAGAACTACCGAGATTCTTAATCGCAAAGATTAACTATGAACAGAAAATGACGCTAAATGACTATCAGCACGAAACGCTGAGGACAGGAAAAGAAGTAGGCGTAATTGAATCTGTAATGGGAATGTGCGAAGAAATCGGAGAAGTTGTCGGCAAAATCAACAAGGCTACATTTAGAAAGCATGATGCAGATGTAGGAGAACTAATTGATGAACTGGGCGATGTACTTTGGTACTTATCCATAACCGCATACAACGCAGGTGTACCGCTAGAATCAGTTGCAAAACTCAACTTAGCAAAGTTAAAGCTAAGATACCCAGATGGATTTGATATAGAAAGATCTAAACACGAAGAGGAATAAAGAAATGGATAGGCAAGCAATATTAAACGATCTTAAAAAAGAATATGGCAGCTTCCCGACTATATCAGATATATCAAGATATCTAAAAATTAGCCGTGCAAGTGTAAGAGACCTAATGTATGGCGTTGAATGCTTGCCGGACGGAAGAAGTAAAAAGTACTTTGCAGGGGATGTAGCAGACAAAATCTACAAGAACAGGAGCATATAATGAGCAATAGAGAGTTATTCAAAGCCATATTTTCAGATGAGGAAGGTAATTTCCAGGTAATAAATCTAATCGGAACTATTTGCCTAGCGCTGCTATTCCCTATGCTGCACATATTTCTGTATGCGCTAGGGTGCAGATAAAAGCGAGGTTAAACGTGAATAAGTCTAAAACTATTGAACCTTGCATTATCAAAGTGATTAAGCTAGCGCATGAAATGGTCGATAGCGGCACGATTGCAGGAGCGAAAATAACAACATCAGATGGATATGTAAATCTCAAACGCATAGATGGCAAGGTGACTGTACAAAGAGAGGCGCGACATGGATATTGAAAGACGAAGAAAATATTTTAAAGGAATTGTATCCGAATCAGCTATTACTAGAGAGTTCACTGATCATGAAGAACCTAGACTAGAAGTATGCGAAGAAAAAAGTGTGTTGTCAAATATAGAACCTTGGAGCGATGAAGAATTGCAAACAATTACATTCGATTAGGAGAATAGCCAAATGATGGAATATTACAAAACATGTGCTTTTCCAAAGCCGCAGACCAGGAAGAAAAAGAAAAAGCAAAACGGATATAAGGATAAAGCAAGTAGATTCTGCGCATATTGCGGAAAACCTTACGCTGAAAGGCACGAAATTTTCGGAGGGTCTAATCGCCAAATAAGTATAGACCTAGGCTTTCAAGTGGACGTGTGCCACGAGCACCACGAAGAGCTACATATGAACTGTAGCGAGTGGGCGCAAGAAGAGAACACTAAACTAAGACGCTTTTATCAAAAGAAATACGAAGAAGAAAAGATAGACGAGGGAATGACCAGAGAGCAAGCGCGTAATGACTGGATGATTCTTATAGGAAGGAACTATTTATGAATAGATGGAAAGCTGAGGCAACTATCCCAAGTATAAATCTGAATGTAAATCAAATCCTACATAAGGCAGATTCAATAGACGACACATTAACATATGAGTCTATGCAAAAAGGAATCGCTTATGTAGCAAATAAAGATGAATTCTTAATTCTGAGTGCGTCAAATGGCTACCTCAGAATGACTTATGAGGAGCTAGAGGAAGTTAGAAAAGAAATAACAGGAATTCTAGAGGAAGTAGATAGGAAAAGATGGTAAACGTAGGATGTGTGTGTGACAGGTGCGGACACGAACACGGAACACCAAATGACAACAGGTCGTTCCGTTGGTGCAGGCGAATTAAGGGGACCATCTGTGGTAAATGTTGTAATGAATGCGAATACTGTAATGATTGGCGCTGCACCTATGATCCAGCAGGAAGAGAAAAAATGCGAATGCTGGTATATGCAAATAGAGCTGCTGAAAGAACAATATCTAAAAATGAAGATGTTGCTAAAAAAGTAAGCATTACAACAAGAAGGATGATTGAACAAGTTAATGAAAACCTAAAAGCGGAGATAAACGCTAGAGAAGAAGAATACGACAAACTACGCGCCAGGGAAGGCGAAGAACCAGAAATGTTTTAAGGAGATAAGCATGAGTTACGAAACAAACGATGAAATAACAATGGATGCGTACATTGAAGAAAAATTAAACACAAAGTTACCTAAACTATTTTTTATCTCACAGCCGATGGCTGGCAAAACAGATGTAGAGATAGCTGCAGAAAGAACAATGATTAAAGAAAGAATTAAGAGAGAAATTAATCCTGCGGCTACATTTATAGATTCGGTGCTAGATAAAAACAAGGTTGAAAAAGAAATCAAAAATAAGAACGTGAAATCGGAATCATTATACTATCTGGCGGAATCATTAAAACTACTATCTACTGCAGATATGGCAGTATTTGCGCATGATTGGCTTTCCACCAGAGGCTGCCGAATTGAAGAAACGGCAGCTAGACAGTATGGAATTGATGTGCACTACATATAGGAGAAGCAATGAATATAAACTACTGTGAGCTCTGTGGCTGCGGTACCGCAAGAGAGAAGCGAGAAATACTTACACTAGAAAGTTCAGACGGAAAGCAAGAAGTACACGTTTTATGCAAGGCGTGCGCTGACGCACTAAAGAGACAGTTAATAAGGAATAGCAAATGGACTACAAAATCATAGAAGAGCTAGCCACGCTATCGACAGATAGTAAGGGCAGAAAAAAGAAGCTTATAAAAATATCCTGGTATGGAAAAGAACCGGGATATGAAATAAGGACCTTTGACAAAGACGGAACACCGCTTAAAAGAGCGATGCTAACAGAAGATGAGTATCAGGAGTTAGCAAAATTCATGATAGGGAACTACTAAGATGAAATTTATAGACTTTTTCTCTGGAGTGGGAGGGTTCACAAGAGGCTTAGAGCTCGCGGGGCATGAATGCATAGGGCACTGCGAATTTGATAAATTTGCGGAAGCTAGTTACAGATCTATGCACACCATAACGGAAGAGCAACGAACTCATCTTAACGAACTTAATAAAAAGAAAAGACAGAAGGAGATCTTAAAAAGTGAATACCTCAATGGAGAATGGTACGCAAGAGATATTCGAACAGTTAACTCTACCAATATTCCAAGAGCTGACTGCTGGACCTTCGGCGCACCGTGTCAAGACTTTTCAGTCGCAGGCAGGCGAGCAGGGCTTGACGGAGAAAGAAGTAGCCTTGTACGAGAAATTTTTAGAATCCTGGAAGAGCTCGAAGAAAAAGATAGACCCACATGGATTATCTACGAGAATGTTAAGGGAATGCTTTCTAGCAACAGAGGACTTGACTTCCTATCAATCATCGTTGAAATGGACCAACTCGGGTACGATCTCGAGTGGCAAAATATCAACTCGAGATGGTTCGTTCCACAAAATAGGGAGCGCATATACGTTGTTGGATGTTATCGAGGAAGAAGTAGACGACAAATTTTTCCTATCACGGGAAATGGCGGAGAAAATAGTACAAGGCAATTAATTGGTGGCGCACAAGCGCATCGAGTATATGACAGCAACGGAATCGCTTGCACGCAGAACGCACAAGCTGGCGGAGTTGGCGCAAAAACAGGACTATATGCATTCGGCGTTGATAAATCATCGAATAAATTACAAGAGCTGCAAATTGCGAACTGTCTTACGACGAAAGAGCGCGGAGTATCAAATAGAAGAAACGAGGCCACAGCAATTGCAATTCCTGTACTAACACCGTTTAGGAAAGAGAAGCGCCAAAACGGGAGAAGGTGCAAGGAAGCTGGGGAAGATATGTTTACCCTGACAACGCAAGACCAACATGGAATTGCGATAAAGGCGGATGAAGAAAAAGACGTTTGGGCGGTGTGGAGCGAGAAATACAATTGCTATCTTACAATTAGAAAACTGACACCGAGAGAAAGCTTTCGCCTCCAAGGGTGGACAGACAATTATTATGAAAGAGCAGGATTCGTAAACAGTGATAGCCAATTATACAAGCAAGCTGGAAACGGAGTAACGGTTAATGTTGTTAAGGCGATAGGGGATAAATTATGAAAACACTGTTGAAATATCCAGGAGCAAAGAATCGATTAGCGCCGTGGATAGTGAGCCACATACCACCGCACAAGGTGTATTGCGAGCCGTTCTTGGGTAGTGGTGCAGTTTTCCTGAATAAAGAACCTGCATATAACGAAATCCTGAACGATCTAGACGATGATATTTACAACTTTTTCAAGGTCATACGGGAGCAATCAGAAGAACTCTGCAGATTGATAGAGGCTACACCATACTCACGCGCTGAATATGCAGCGGTGTATGTAGAGAGCGAAGAAGAGGCGTTATCTATCGAACGTGCAAGAAGATTTGCAGTTAAGTGCTGGCAGGGCTTCGGATGCGGAAACAAGTATAAGAACGGACATAGGCGAGGTATAGGGGCTACAAGCCCTAATCCCGCAAAAGCGTGGGCAAGGCTCCCGGAAACGATACAGCTTGCGGCCGAAAGGTTAAAGAACGCACAGATTGAGCACAAAGACGCACTTGAACTTATAAGTGACCTATATGGCAAAAACACGTTTATATACATAGACCCTCCGTATCTGCAGGATACAAGGAAGAAGTATTTATACAACCATGAAATGACAGATGAACAGCATGTGAAACTGCTACAAATTGTCAAAGAAAGTGATTGTAAGATTATGATTTCCGCGTATGAAAACGAGCTGTATAACACAGAGTTGATAGGTTGGAGAAAAGAACACAAGTCAACCACGGCCGAATGTTCGAGAAAGAGAACTGAAACGCTGTATATGAATTATTAATGAAGAGGTTAGAAATGAAGTGCTTATGTTGCAATACAAAAATGGTATCCGTAAATGATTATCATTCATGCGGATATCCAATGACCATATACGCTTGCCCAAAATGTAAATCGGGCGCAGAAGTTGTAACCGATGATGATGGATTTATCACAACTTGCATTTTTAATAAATATAAAAAATTCGATGATTTTGAATTAAAGATGCTAAAGCAGAGAAAAAAAGAACAGACATGGTAATTGAGAAAGGAAATAAGTATGGATGAAAGAAAATTTATAAAAAAGTGCAAAGAATTTGTAAGAGATTATTACAACGATAGAGCGGAATCGACTGATAAGAACGGAAAAATCACAACAGAAGATGTGTTCATTGTTTGGTTCTGTAAGACCTTGCAGAACTCAAAGGCTTTAGTTAGCACCAATGTATCAGATGGCATGTACTACGAGGTCACATATAACGGAGACAAGAATGAGTGCTATCTTGATGCTTATAAAAAGTGGCAAAACGTTTGCATTGAAATGTAAAAAAGGAGCGCAAGACCATGAAGGCTTACGACAAAATCCCAGAATGGAAAGAAATTATATTCAAAGAACTAACACCGGAAGATAAAGAGTACACCAAGCATAGGTGGATGTACACAATCGAAAACTTACCAGAATATAACGAAGATGTAATCGTAACAGACGGAATTGATGTATGGATAGATGCATTTGACGAAGCTATAAGTGGGGAAGTCTATTTGTCCGGCACAGGTGGGAATGTGGATGAAGTTACTGCGTGGATGCCGCTGCCAAATCCATATAAGTGGGAATAGACAAAATCTAATAATACGTTATGTAGGTAGCGGGCACCGTAAGTTATTTTTATAAGGCAAACAATAATGATGTAAAAATGATAATCTCTCAAACCAACGTCCGCTACTTCATATATATAGGAGCAAACAATGATCGACTTAATACTTACATTATGGATATTAGGAATTATAGCAGGAGTTAACGCGCTATTATTCACCGCGTTAAACAAAACAGAAAAAGCAAACAAACTATATCTAGCAGCAGACTTACTTATCTCTGCAGGGTGTCTAGTAATCCTATACTGGATATTCACATAACTAAATTGCTATGACGGCGGCGAACATAAAGATCCTTTTTGAAAATAAATATACATATAAGAGCACAACATAATTAAGTAGTCATATTCGCCGCCTCATATATATAAGAAGAAAACATAAAAAACGAGAAAACAATCACCAGCCGCGAGCTGGTTTAAAAGTTCAATTGAGTATTAACAAGTTAGCGAAAATATAGATATGATTAGAACTAAAAAATATAACTGTGGAAATTATCAAGAAATAGAAATATTTAATGTATCGCCAAGAAAAAGAAAATATGAGAGAGCAAAGAAGGTAAAAGAATCTACACCGGCACAAAAAAATCTCAACTCTAAAAGAGCACAGAGATATTTTGCAAGGCTGTGCAATCTTAATTTCACTGAGGGTGATTACAGCGTAGACGCTACATACGATGATGCACATCTTCCGGCTAATAGAGATGAGGCGTTAAGAGATGTTAGGAACTACACGCGTCGCGTCAGATATGAAATGGCGAAGCGTGGAAAAGAAAATGTTGAATTTGTATATGTAATCTCAAATCATAAAGGAGATGATACAGGTTCAAAAGCGAGATGTCACATCCACATGATTTTTAAAGGTGCAGATAGAGACGTTCTAGAAAAAAAGTGGAAAGCTGGATATTGCAATACAGATAAACTTAGATTTAGCGAAACAGGAATTACAGGAAAAGCCTTATACATGGCAAGGCAAGGAAAAAGCAAAAGGTGCTGGGGCGGTTCTTTAGGTTTAAAAAAGCCGGAGCCGATTGTTTCAGATAGAACATTTACAAGGGGACAAGTAGAGAGAATCATAAACGATCCAGGAGATGGAAGATTTATTTCAAAATTAATAAATAAAAATAATAAAACTAAATATGTATTCACAGATTGCATAGTTGAACACGACGGCAGGCAGGTCGGATTTTTTTCGGAAGATCCAGGGGACGGCCTCGGATTTAGCGTGCTAATCAGAATGAGGAGGGAATGATGAGCTATTACATCAAGTGTCCTTTTTTTATGGCGCATAAAGAAAATACAATCACGTGCGAAGGCTGCATGCATTTTTTTGACACAAAGAAAAAGCATCGAAAACAGATTGAGAAGTGTGAAGAAGGCGGAACTGAATGCAGATACGCCAAAAGGCTTTTTGAGTGTTATGAAATCTATCAAGATTCCCCAGATTTAGAGTTGAGACTACATGAAGTTTATGCGGACGAAATGAGAAATCAAATATCCACGCTCGTTTGGAGATTAGCTAGAGAAAAGAATAATCAAAAGAAGCTCAAAGAAAATTATGAGAATGCTCTTGAAATCAAAACAAAAGATATAAACAGACTCACAAGGCAGCTCATGTTAGATAGAAAAAAAGTGGCAATCAATGAAAGAACAATCCTAGCGTTAATGCATAAGAACAATCTCAGCATGACAGATATTAGCGAGCTTGTGGATAAGTATAGAGATAGCGAATTAATTTTTGATGCAAAAAGCGGAAAGGTGGAAAAGAAATGAACGCATTAATGGATGGCATTATATTTATAATGCTAAATGCCCAAGTGGGAATAGAGGTAGGTGCTACAGGGTGGAGCTACTTTTAAGCAAGAAAAAAGAGGGGATGCCCCTCTTTTTTTATTAAGCTGCCTTTATAATTTCCTGTGGTGTGAATGAGAAGTATAAATCGCTGCCAACCTCCGAGCTCTCGCGCTCATATAATACTATTGCCTTATCAGGTGCAGCAGATAGCTTTATCTTTTCAATTGCATTTTCTTTAGTTTCAAAAGCTCCGATGCGCACACCTTGTTCAAGATCTCCTGCATATGGAACAGATGATACTCCGTCGGAATCTTTCATAAACCAGTAAGCCGTGTAATATTCTTCGCCGTTTGGTCTAACTCCGTACCAGCAATCTAGCGAGTTCAAATATTCTTTGCAGTTGATTTTCTTTGTAATTTCGTTTAACATAATTATAGCTCCTTTTAATTATCAGGGGTGGTAATTTCTGGGTGTTTCGAGCCGTTGCAGCGGCTCGATTTTTTATTTTTTGATTTTCTGAACCTGTTCAACTATTAGAGATTCAATGTAGTTGCTCAATGTCCTGTTTTCACTTGCCGCTATCTCGGTAGCAGCAGCTTTTAATGTCGGTGTCATTCGCACTGCGACTCTTTCCGTTTTCTTCTCGGTCATATTTGCCACTCTCCTTAAGATTTGCCGTCCTTTAGCTTGATTGTATTGTACACCTAATGTCGGACAATGTCAACACTTTTTTCAAAACTTTTTTAAAAATTTTGAAGCAGGCGAAAAAACGTATATCAATAGGCATAATTAAAGCTGGAGGAAATCATGGATTGGAACAAGCTCGAAGTAGAATACATAACAACAAATACATCATACGCAAAACTAGCTACTAAATATCACACATCGGCGCGCACCATTTCGGATTATGCACGCCGCCACGAGTGGAAAGAAAAGCGCAGGAAATATGTATCAGATACTGTCGGAAAAGCTGTAGAGCGCGTATCTAAATTAGAATCTATAGACTTGTCTAAAGAAATAGGCATAGTACATAACTTGTCTAATATAATGAGCGACGCTCTATTAGATCCAAAGCAGTTCAATAGATATCTCGTTGAAGAAACTGAATACAATTCAGATGGTTTTCCGGTATCAAAGAAAACCGTTGAGAAAAAATATAAGAGAGTAGATTTTAAGCAGGTAAAAGATGCTGCTAATGCACTACAAGCAATTGAAAAAATGAGGCGGTCAATGGAGACTATTCTCACGTTCCAAGAGAAAGAAAATCTTAAGAACGCAAAGAAAAGAATTAGACTTGAAGAAAGAAAGGTTAAATTGCTTGAAGCTGAGGCAGAAAATAAAAATATCAGTGTTGAAGAGGCTGAAAGTATCGTACTTGTTAACTTAAGTGATGAAGAGGTTGCAGAGGTAGAAGAATGAAAATAGCATGGGAGCCGCAACCACGTCAAAAAGTATTTATGAGCCGTCCAGAATATGAAGTTCTATATGGTGGTGCAGCTGGAGGCGGAAAGAGCGACGCTATATTATGCGAAGCACTACGGCAAGTGCATATACCAAGTTATAAAGGACTAATCTTAAGGCGTACATTCCCACAGCTCTCGGAGCTTATGGATAGATCCATAAATCTATATTCAAAAGCATTTCCGAGCGCGAAATTCAACGAATCGAAATACGTTTGGAAGTTTGGAAGTGGCGCAAAAATATATTTTGGGAATCTACAGAGAGAAATAGATAAATATAACTATCAAGGTAAGGCATACGACTTTATCGCATTTGACGAGTTAACGCATTTTACGCGTACGCAGTACATGTATCTAATGTCACGTAATAGACCGACTGCGCCAGGAACGAGAGTATATATAAGAGCTAGCGCAAACCCTGGGGGAGTTGGTCACGGCTGGGTAAAAAAAAGATTTATAACACCAGCGCCACCTATGACGCGTATCAAGGGCGTATACAAAATCGTTACCCCAACAGGCGAGTTAATAGAGCGCGTGCGTAGCCGTATGTTTGTACCATCAACAGTCTTTGATAACAAAAAGCTATTAGAAAACGACCCATACTATATCGCAAATCTAGCCATGTTACCGGAAGCAGACAAGAAAGCGCTGCTATACGGAGACTGGAATTCATTTAGCGGACAGGTATTTACAGAGTGGAGCGACGAGATAGAGCATTATTTAGATCGTAAATGGACCCATGTCATAAGTCCGTTTAAGATTCCGGAAACATGGAGAATATTTAGAGGTTTTGACTGGGGATATTCAAAGCCATTTAGTGTAGGTTGGTACGCAGTAGATAACGACAACAGAATATACAGAATTAACGAACTATACGGCTGTACAGACCAGCCAAATACTGGCGTTAAGTGGACTACTGAGAAGATTGCTAAAGCAATAAAAGAAATTGAGGATTCAGACCCAAATTTAAAGGGCAGAACAATATCAGCAGTTGCAGACCCTGCAATATTCCAAGAAAACGGCGGTAAATCAATAGCCGATTCCTTTATGGAAGCTGGCGTGTATTGGGATAAGGGAGACCATACACGAATACCGGGTAAAATGCAGTGCCACTATAGACTAGCTTTTGACGAAAACGGAATACCGATGTTCTATTGCTTCTCAAATTGTAAAGACTTCATCAGAACGGTACCAGAACTAATATACAGCGAAACCAAGGTAGAGGATATCAATACCGAAATGGAAGATCATATATACGACGAGTGGAGATATGTATGCATGGAGTCGCCTATTAACGAGCGGCGAGACGCCAGAGCAAAACTATATGAGGGAACAGACGGAGCACACGACCCATTAAATATGATTCCTGCACAGCTAGGACGATACGACTTTTTCAAATACATGTAAGGAGCGAATATGAAAGACAAGAAGAAGAAACTGAAAGAGCAGAACGCTAAAGAAATCGAGAAGGCAAGGCCATCAAGCGACCAAGAACAGCCAGAAGATGAAGAGCCCGAAGAAGATCCCGCGCAAGCCGAGGGAGATAAACAGCTGATGAAGAGGCTAGGGATAGACCCAAAGAAAGCAGCCAAAGAACCTATCGAGGATGAAGAGGAAGAGCCAGACTATATAGAGCAGGAACCAGAGCCAACATCGCTAGATGCGAAGGAAGAACCGGAAGCAGAATACGGAGCCTTTAACGAAGATGAAGGCAAAGAGTGGGACCCGAACTATGGCCGAAAAGGAATCATTGATGAAGAGGTTATAGGAGAGGCAAAAAACACATACGAAAAGTACAAGCAGAATCTTGAGAAGTTCAAAAAGCGCATTGTTGAGAATGAAAAGTGGTGGCAATTCCGGCAGTGGGAAGTTATAGGGGATGCACAAGGAAAAGAAAACGATCCGAAGCCTGAAAGTGCATGGATGTTTAATTCACTTGCTAACAAACACGCTGACGCTATGGATAACTATCCTATGCCTAATCTATTGCCACGTGAAGAGAGCGACAAAGGTTCTGCGTTGTCGCTGTCAAAGATTGTGCCATGCATACTAGATAACTGCGACTTTCAGCAAATATATAGTGATGCATGGTGGTACAAACTAAAACAAGGATTTTGTGTATACGCTACATACTGGGACAACACAAGAGACAACGGCGCTGGTGATATTGCTGTAAAGCAAATAGATGTTCTAAATCTATTATGGGAGCCAGGAATTAAATATATCCAGGATTCGCCAAACATCTTTCTAATAGACGCCGTGGATAACGATATCCTCGTAGGAATGTATCCAGACCTAGAAGGCGTGCTATCAAATTCTGCAGGTGCTGAAATTGTGAAGTACGATACAGAGCGTGACGATTCAGCATCTAACAGAACAGTTGTTTATGACTGGTACTATAAGCAGACTGTTAACGGTAGAACGATTGTTCATTACTGCAAGTTTATTGACGGTCACGTACTCTTTGCATCTGAAAACTGCGAAGAGTATCTAGAGAGTGGATATTACATTTCAGGCGAATATCCGTTCGTTGTGGATAACCTATTCCCGGTTGAATCTGAAATGCTAGGCTTCGGATATATCGATGTTATGAAATCTCCTCAGATGGTCATAAACAAGATGGACCAGATTGTCGCAAAGAATGCTGCGCTTGTCGGTAAACCTAGATGGGGAGTAAGCAAAAACGCAGGAATAGATCCGGAACAAATCGCCGACTATTCACAAGATTTTTTTGAGATAACCGGCAAGCTGAATGATGATAACATTAGGCAGTTCCAAACAACGCCGCTACCATCAATGGTTATGAATTACCTCGAGATGAAAAAAGAGGAACTGAAAGAGACCTCGGGCAATCGTGACTTCTCACAAGGAAGCACGGCCGCAGGCGTAACGGCAGCTAGCGCCATTGCGGCACTACAAGAGGCAGGTTCAAAGCTATCACGTGATATGATAGGTGGTTCATATAGAGCGTATGTGAGACTAGTTAAGCAGATTATAGAACTAATCAGACAGTTCTACGATGAACCTCGTTGTTTCAGAATTGACGGAGAGGGCGGATCATACGAATTTATCAGCTTTGAAAATTCGCTGCTAAAGGAAACAACAATTGACGACGTTACAGGACAGCCAGAAATTGTAAAGAAACCTATATTCGATGTTAAAATCTCCGCTGCCAAAAAGAACGCATTTAATAGAGCGTCACAAAATGAGACAGTCAAAGAGCTATACGGTATGGGCGTGTTCAATCCGAACAACTATGTACAGGCTGGAATGCTGTTAGACGCTATGGACTTTGAAGGAGTGGAAGAACTCCGCAGGAAGGTGGGAGAAAACGGAAACCTCAACGAAAAACTAAATCAGCTAGCTGGAATCGCTATGCAGATGGCAGGTATGCTAGATCAGACAGTTGGAGCAGGAGAATTTACATCGCAGGTACAGCAGGCTCTAGGAATGGAAGTAGCGCCGCAGCTAAATGCAGCCGCATATGAGGCTAGGCGCGGTATAGATAGACCGGTTAATACCAGGGCAGCAAATATCAGAGATAGAGCAAGTAACCAAGCAAGCGTAGGAGAAGGTCATGACATCAGCAAAACTGACGAGTAAGAGAGATGAACAAGGCAAAATCACGTATACGTTAGATATCAAAGAGCACGCAGGCGAGAGCCATGTGTGCTTTGCGATTAGCACGCTAGTACATACAGTGTCGGATATGGTCGAAAGATTAGAAAGCTCAATCAATATCAATCCTGGTGATGTAGTGATAAGTTTTACATCGCATCCGGACAACGTAAATGAAATGATATACGCAAGAATCATATACACGGTTGCATGCAAAATGTTAACGATTCTTGAAGAGGGATATCCTCAAAACATCAAAGTGATTATGCCGTAGTCGAATAATAAATAATTTTTTTATATCATAAATCCGTAAAGATAAATGCTCGCGGGTAAGCCGCAGGAGGAACAATGACATATAGAGATTTTTACCTCTTCGATGGAGAGGGCGGCGAAGGAACAAGCGGTAATGCTGGTGTCGCTACCAGTGGTGAAGAGGGCACAGCCCTTGAAGAAAAGAAAGATGATGATTTGTTTGACGATAACAGCTATGACGATAGCGAGGAACCAGACGATGAACCATCAGAGGGTGAAAACGCCGATGAACCCAAAGACCTATCTGCAGAGTTCGAAGAACTAATCAAAGGGAAGTATAAAGACTTATACGATGCGCGCGTTAAGGATACACTTTCAAAGAGATTCAAGAACGCAGAAGCAGATAGAAATAGACTTGGTGAATATGAAGATGCGCTATTTGTACTTTACGACAAGTACGATATTGAGCCTGGTAATCTTAACGGACTCAAAGAGGCAATCGCAAAAGATGGCGAACTGCTAGAAGAAAGAGCAGAAAGAGAAGGCTTATCAGTTGAACAGTACAAGTACCAGAAGA